TGGAAAAATTAGTAAAAGCTTCTCCTAATTGTGTAGTTATTATTGATTCAATATCCAGTTTAATAGCACAGCGAGACTTAGATGAAGAAGTCCGAGGGGATTATAGACCCGGAGTTCCAAGAATCCTATCTAACTTTTGTAAGAAGATGAGTAGCGTAGTTCCTAAACAAAAGGCTATCATCATCATGATTACACACTTCATCGCTAACACTGGAGGGATGGGCAAAAAGAAAGTTGCTGATGGAGGCGTTAAAGTTCGCTATCAAGCAGACACAATTCTTGAGATAGCTTGGATTCAACCGTGGAAAGAAAAGAACGAGGGGCGTCAAATTGGACAGGTTCTTCATTGGAAGATTGTAACTTCGGCGCTAGGGGGCTTTACTGGTGGGGAAGCTACAGGATGGCTTCGTTATGGAGTAGGAATTGATTTTAAACAAGAGTTGTTTGATCAGGCAAATGATTTTGATTTAATTTCTGCTGCTGGAGCTTGGTACACTTGTGATTTTCTTGTGAATAAACCAGCGTTGATAAAGAAGGCTCTCAAAGAAGCCGAAATAGATATAGAGGATGAAGAAAAAATTATTAAATTTGTCAAATTTCAAGGGCAACAAAAACTCAAAGATTTCTTGACTAGTAACGACCTTTGGTCAGCCCTACAGGATTCATTAAAGGAGATGCTGTATTGAAAGCTGTTGGTTTTGATGGCCGAGAACGATCATGGAAACTGTCAAAATGTATAGTTTCCGGCGATCAAAAAAGGCCTCGAAGTAAATTGCACATTCTTGCAAGAAAACTCTTGCAGGAACAATTCCCTTATGATAGAATCCTTGAGGAAGTCCCACTTCCCGGTTCACACAAGCCATCAAGAAAATCCACCTTGTTTGTTGATTTCTTGATACCGTCAAGTTCTTTGGCGGTTGAGGTTCATGGGCGGCAGCACTTTGAGTTTGTCGCTCATTTTCATAGTGACATGCGGGGTTTTAGAAAATCTAAAGCTAGAGACAGAGACAAGATTAATTGGCTTGAAACAAATTCTATTGACCTTATTACATTAATCTATTCGGAAACAGAAGATGAGTGGAGAAAACGAATTATCAATCGAACAATTGGATAGCTTTGTCCAAGATCTAGAAGGCTATATTTCTAGCGAGGGTGTCGTAACCGTAAAGCCCAATCCAGAGATTGAAAAAACAATCAACCTTACCGGTTTTGAATTAAAATCTTTGACCGGAGAAGAGTGTTGCGAAAAAGCTTTTTGTCTACAGGGGTACTGCAATTTCTTACAGAAAATATACAACACCCATCTGGTTCGTGCAAAATGGTGTGAAGATTTTATTAATCACGCCGTATCCAAGCAAGCTGACAACTTTGACAAGTATACAAAATGGGAAGTTAAAGTAAGCTCAGTAATAAGAGGGGATGATTTTATTCAAAAAGTCTGGAGGGTTAAGAGGGTTGCGGAAGGTAGGGTTACATTACTTTCCGACTCCATAAGAGATATAAGAAGGCAGGCAGACACATTACTAGAACTAAGCAGGAAAAGAAGAAATGACTCCTATAGATAAAATTAAAGAAGGAATTCTTAGCAATGATATGGAACAAATTACTCAAGGCTTTATGCTTCTCACGGGCGAAGAAGTTAGACCAGAAGCAAGAAAACCAAAAGAATCAAACGCAGAAAAAACCGTGCAACCACCAGTGCAGGTGCGGTCGAAAGACTTAGATTTTTCGACAACGGAAGAGTCTAGCAAAAGTGAACCAATCAGGGCTAAAAAGAATCAATTTATTGATGATCGTACGGAATCTTTAGATATTGAAACACCTGATGTTGGTCGGACGACTAGAAGACCTCCGGTTAAAATGATTGAAGTTACATGTCATGCTTGCGGCGAAAAGGAAATGATAAACGCTCAGTATAAATCTGGCGAGTTTCGTCGCTGTGGTAAGTGTGTTGGCTAATGGCAAATCAAATTGACAATATAGCTTCTGAACGTGCTGTGATAGCCGGTTTAATAAAACACGGGTCAGAATCCTTTATTGATGTTGACGACATTATAGACGTTAACGCCTTCACCCTAGAGGAAAATCAGATACTCTATGCTTGCCTCGTTAAGATATTTGAGAATAATAACGAAGTAGATTTTCCATCAATATTAAGTGCTGCCAAAGATATTGGTTTAGACACAGCTTTTGAAAACAGAATACCACCTGAGCGCATTAGGGCGTTAATAAATCTGGATATCGCTATTGGGAACGTGAGACATCACGCGGTTAAGCTTAAGAAGCTAGAGATAGGAAGAGAAGTTGAACGAACAGCTAAGCGTGTTATATCCGACATTGGAGACATCACCGGAGATGAGACCGTTGATCAGATCATTAACATTGGAGAAAAACCATTCTTTGATTTGTCCTCTTCGTTAAATAACAAAATTGAAGATAAACCGGTGGTAATTAGTGAAGATATAGAAGAATACATAAACCATCTAATAGAAAACCCATCAGAAATGCTTGGTTTAAGCAGTGGTTTTCCTAGGTTTGACAAGTCAATCGGCGGCGGCTTTAGAAGAAAGTGTGTAGATCTTATTGCTGCCAGACCCAAGGTTGGCAAAAGCATGTTCGCTGACAACGTGGCTTTACATATTGCAAGTAATCTCAAAATACCAGTTCTTGTTCTTGATACAGAAATGGCCAAGGAAGATCACGTCAACCGTCTTTTGGCAAACTTAAGTGATATTGAAATTAATGAGATTTCTACTGGAGGTTTTTCTAAATCTAAAGGTAAAACAGAACGTGTTAAGCAGGCGGCGGAACAGCTTAAAAGCATACCGTATGAGTATATTACCATCGCGGGTAAATCATTTGAAGAGACCCTTTCAATCATGAGAAGGTGGATCGTTAAAAAGGTTGGCTTTGATGAGAACGGTAGAACCAATCCTTGTATGATAATATACGATTACCTCAAGCTAATGGGGTCAGAAGGTATTAGTTCGTCAATGCAAGAGTATCAGGTTCTTGGTTTTCAGATTACTGAATTACATAACTTTGCTGTTCAGTATGACGTACCTTGCCTTAGTTTTGTTCAGTTAAATAGAGATGGTATCACAAAAGAATCGACTGATGTTGTTAGTGGTTCTGATCGTCTAATTTGGCTTTGTAGTAGTTTTACTATCTTTAAATTAAAGTCGGACGAAGAAATAGCAGAAGACGGTGGTAAAAGTGGAAACAGAAAACTTGTCCCAATCGTTGCTAGACACGGGGGCGGTCTGCCTAATGAATTTGATTATATAAACATGACTATGCTTGGTGAGTTTGGTAGAATCGATGAAGGCTTTACCAAGTCAGAGTACATACTAAGTGCAAAAAAGCAGAAGGAGGGATTTGATAACACTGTCAGCAATAATGAAGAGTCTTTTATTGTAGAAGAAGAAATCGATCCAGAAAAACCATATTGAAAAAACTATCAAACGAAGAACTGAAAAAACTATCCGACAAGATTGCCTTGTCTATAGTTCCAATATTTCAACAACTTGGTCTTGAAGTCAATGATTTTGACGACCATGTTTCCTGTGCGTGTCCTGTTCACGACGGGGACAACCCAAACGCCTTTACTATGAACACTGATCCAGAACACCCCTACTTTGGAGTATGGAAGTGCTGGACTCAATCCTGCGAAGAAGAACATGTTAACACACCTATCGGTCTTATAAGAGTCCTTCTTTCTAAAACAAAAGAAGATGACGTTTCTTTTGACGAAACAATTGAATACTGTATGAATCTTGTTGAGACCAATTTTGAAGACCTTAACAAAGAGTCGTCTGGTGTTGTTTTTTCTAAAGCCATCTCCATGCTTGAGAGAGCAATGCAAAAAAGAGAGAAGAACAAAGCTAGTGGAGTAACAAGAAATCACGTCAGATCTTCTCTCCAAAGACCGGCTAAATACTATCTTGATAGAGGGTATTCTGAAAGCGTCTTGGATGAATTTGATGTTGGAGTTTGTGTAGATCAAACAAAACCAATGAGAAACAGAGTCGTGGCTCCTGTGTATGATGATGATTTTAAACACATGGTTGGTTGTGTTGGTCGTATAATGCATGAGAATTACAATGGAAGAAAATGGATTAATTCCAAAGATTTTTATGCAGGGGCTTGGCTGTATGGGTATTGGCTTTCAAAGAATCACATCCGTAAAACAAGGGCGGTAGTTCTAGTTGAGGGACAGGGGGACGTATGGAGACTTTGGGAAGCTGGGGTAAAAAACGTTGTTGGTATATTTGGTTCCAGCCTAACTGACGCTCAGGTAAGAATACTTGAGACTTCCGGAGCCTTTGAGCTTATATTATTAACAGACAACGACGATGCTGGAAAAAAGGGTAGAAAATCCATACGAAAAAAATGCGAAAGAATTTTCAATATTGCCGAGATTAATATATCCGTAAAAGACATAGGCGAAATGAGCGCTGAAGAAATCAAAAAAGAAATTAAACCGAAAATAAAAGGAATATAGAATGACGAATATTTTAGGGTTTTCTGGAGTCAAACAAAGCGGAAAAACTACCTCTTGTAAGTTTTTGTATGGCTATCAAATGAGACTGCACGATGTGGTTGAGAAGTTTCTCATGGATGAAGAAAGCAACCTTATAGTAAATGCAAGACAGATTGATGAAAACGGTAAAGAGATTGATGGTCTTGGTATTTTGGACATCGAAAGACGGGATGATGAATTCCTTGAATATGCAAATAGATCAATTTGGCCTTATGTCAAGTCTTTTAGCTTCGCAGACCCGCTCAAGATTATTGCAGTTCAATTGTTTGGATTAACTGAAAAACAATGCTACGGGACTGAAGAAAACAAGAACACCCACACTAATTTTATGTGGGAAAATTTACCGGACAAGTCTTCCTCGTCACAACACGAACGTGGCCCAATGACCGCTAGGGAATTCTTGCAGTATTTTGGAACTGATATTTGCAGATATATTAAGCCTGATATTTGGATTGAGAGTTGCATCGGTAGAATGCAGGAAAGCGGAACTGAGCTTGCGATTGTTCCAGACGTTCGCTTTCCAAACGAAGCGGACGCCATTAAGAAAGCTGGTGGTAGAGTTATTCGATTGACTAGATCTCCACATGAAGATGAACACGCAAGCGAAACAGCGATGAATGATTACGAGGGATTTGATCATACAATAGATAATAAATCCTTAACAGTGGATGAAACTAACAGAACTCTAATGGAAATCCTGAGAGGTTGGCAATGGTTACAAACAAAAGGATCGTAAGTATCCCTTGGGATGCTTCAATGGTAGAGCGCGCGCAGGTAAAAGCTAAAAAGCTAGGAAGTATAAATAATTCAATATTAAAAGGTGGCGGCAACGCCGCAGGTTATCTAGGGGAAGAAGCTGTTGCTTCTTATATCGAAGCTGAGATTATTAGTTGCGATGAAGGTAACGACAAGTATGACTACGACATTTGGAAAAATGATCGAAAAATAGAAGTTAAAACAAAAAGAAGGACGGTTGCTCCAGCAAACTTTTTTGATGTCTCTGTTGCCAAGGCAAGTAGACATCAGGCACCGGACTTATATATTTTTGTAAGCATTGAGTTTGAAAACATGACGATGGAAAACAACAGACGTGCCTATCGTGGTATTAAAAACATTTGGATAGTCGGACAGGCAGAGCCTGAAGATTACTTTACAAGAGCAAAGATTTGGAACGCTGGAGATATTGACAAAACCAACGGCTTTAAAACTCATGTAGACATGTACAACCTTCCTATATCAGAAATAGAACCATTAAATGATAGTTTGTTACCATCGAAGTAGTAGTTTAGGAACCTTAGAGTTCTGCGAGCAAAAATACTTCTTACAATACAACTTGTCGTATAAAGACAAGCAAAACAAAAAAGCCTTAATGGGAACAATAGTTCACAAGGTAATGCAAACTCTTGGGGATAAAAAAATCGCCATGGCAAAGGGTTTAGATTTTGTAGACGATGAGGAAACAGGGAAAAAGATATCTTTTGAAGATTGCGATAATATTGAACTTCTTAATGACATAGCCTTTGATTACTACAGCTCGTCTTTTCCAGAAGTTGATATAACTCAAGCAGACAAAAGAAAATGTCTATCGTGGGCTGAAAAAGCGGTAGCCTATAATGACGGCGCTCTTGACCCCAGAAACCAAGACGTGGATGCAACAGAGTTGTTCTTTGACTTTGAAATCAAAAAGCCTTGGGCAAAATATTCCTATGAACTCGATGGAAAAACAATTGAAGGCTACTTAGCAATCAAAGGGACTGTTGACCTAATAGTAAAACACTCAGATGATTACTATGAAATCATAGATTACAAAACTGGCAAAAGAATAAACTGGGCAACTGGAGAAGAAAAGACCCACGAAAAGCTACAAGGCGATACTCAATTGCTTTTGTATTATTATGCCCTTAAGAATATGTATCCAGAGCGTGAATTTTCAATTAGCATATACTATATCAATGCTGGCGGGTTGTTCTCGATGGCTTTTGACGAAGAAGACTACGCAAAAGCAGAAGAGATACTGAAAAATAAGTTTGAACAAATAAGAGACACCCAACGTCCCAAACTCCTTTCTAATCAAAACAAGCATTGGAAGTGTCAAAAGCTCTGCAAATTTAGCGAACCCCATGAAGACACCGGTAAAAGTTTATGCCAACACATACGAGATGAAATTGTAGAAAAAGGCGTGAACGCAGTTGTTGAAAAGTACGGAAATATTGAAAAAATAACCACCTACGGAGACGGCGGTGGTAGATTAGCGGATAAGAAAAAATGAATTGGACACCTTTACATCTTCACACGCACTATAGTTTACTGGATGGCCTCTCAAAGCCCTCACAGGTTGCCTCACGCTGTTCCAAGCTGGGTTATACTTCCTGTGCGATTACTGACCACGGCACTATATCGGGCGCTGTGGCCTTTACAAAGGAGTGCCGCAAAAAAAACATTAAACCAATTCTGGGGTGCGAGTTCTACCTAAGCCCTGCCGATTGTACAATTAAATCTCAGGAAAATAGGAAGCTCAGTCATCTTTGTGTCTTGGCCAAAAACAGGCAGGGGTGGGATAGCTTGATACAGGCGGTTTCAAAAAGTAATGACGAAGACAACTTTTACTACAAACCTCGTCTTGATCTTGATACACTGGGTGGATTTGCAGGTGAAAACTTAATTGCTTTTAGTGGTCATCTAGGTAGTGATCTAGCAAACGCCATATTTGCAGATGTCAAAACGGCCTATAACGCATCCACCGAAGAAGAGGCTAAAAGATATATTCATCCAGAGTGGGTTGAAAAAGTTCTTTCTTTGGCAAACAGGTATAGAGATATTTTTGGCAAGGAGAATTTCTTTATAGAAATACAGGCTATAGACCAAAAGAACTCTCCTGCTGCCAGTTTAGTTGTTCAGGGTTTAAGATATGTAGCAAAAAAATATGGATTCCAAACCGTAGCTACGGCAGACTCTCACTATCCAGAAAAACAAGACTCTGTCGATCAATTGCTACTTCTATGCTCTGCTATGAAAACTACACTGCGAGGCATCAAGAAAAAACTGGAAGAAAACAAAGACGTAGCTTTTGGGGGTTTTATGAAATCAAATAATTTTCATATCCCCTCTCTTGAAGAAATTGAAGTTGTCAATAATGCAAACGAAATTGCAACCAGTATGCAAATAGCAGACATGTGCGAAGACTATAACATTCTTGAAAAACCCATGCTTCCTGAGTTCAAGTGTCCCGACAACGCTTCTGAAGAAGGACATATTCGTCAGCTATGTAGAGATGCGTGGGTAGACAAGCTAATGCCAAGTGGAAAAATAACAACACCTGAAGATAAAAGCATATACACAGAAAGAATTAAAAAAGAGTTAGACGTTAT